TGAATAGCGGTTGCCAAGTATCCAGGACTCGCAGGAAACAGCCTGAAAATCTCTTACTCCGACAATTTTGAGCGTGGTATTACTTTTGCTGGGTTGACAACTATCGCTGGTCTTCCAAACGGGTTTACCTTTAATTCCGCAGGCACTGAAGTTGCCATTGGAATCACGGGAGAGACTGATGCCATCGGAGCCGCAAACTTTGCCAAAGTTGCTGCCGGCGATTACCTGCGGTTTGCTGATGCCAACGGTGGGAACAAGGACTTCTTGGTCAAGTCCCTGACGGAAAGAACAGGCTCTGGTGGAATAATAACCCTTAGCATTTCTGGAGTGACCGCATCCGTGGCAACTCTCATAACCGGAAAAACTGCTGCCACAGCGGTATGGGCATATGCTCAATATGCTCCTTACTACCCTGGAACAAGCAGTCTTGCCGCACTCCGTGGATACACCAGCGACGAAATAGCCGGTGTTGTAATCGACGAAGACGGAATGTTCAGCGGAACTCCAGGCACAGTACTTGAAGGCTTTGTTGGTTCCAAGTCCGCCAACGCAATTCTTGCCGATGGAAGCAACAACTACTATGTGAACAAAATAAACGAATCCCCTTATGTTGCCTGGATTTCCCATCCAGAAACAGGGGAAGTCACCGCAAACGATGTTGCCTTCGGAGGAACATTTGCCCTTATCGGTGGTGCGGGTAGTTTCGCAACACTGAAGGCTAATATTTACGGTTCTCTTACAGGAGCAACTGATCCTACTCCAGCAGCAGGAGACATCCAAACAGCATACGACGAGTTTGCTGATACGGACAATGTGGATGTTTCCTTGTTGCTACAGGGTGCCCACAACAGCACAGTAGCAAAATACATCATAGACCTTGCCGATACTCGCAAGGATTGCGTTGCTTTCGTGTCTCCAGATCTGGACGATGTGAAAGACAAAACATCCAGTGCTGCCCTGAACAATGTGTTGGATTTCAAGCGTAATGTTCTGAACAAGAACACATCCTATGCTGTTCTTGATAGTGGCTGGAAGTACCAATACGACAAGTACCACGACACCTACCGCTGGATGCCACTCAATCCTGATGTGGCTGGTCTGTGCGCCAGAACGGACAACCTTACAGATCCTTGGTTCTCTCCAGCGGGATACAACCGTGGTCAGATCCGCAATGTGATCAAACTGGCTTTCAATCCAGTAAAGGCTGAACGGGATGCTCTGTATGCCAACAACATCAATCCAGTCATCTCTCAAGCCGGGCAAGGAACCTTGCTCTTTGGAGACAAAACCTTGCTCTCCAAGCCCAGTGCTTTCGACCGCATCAATGTTCGTCGTCTGTTCATTGTGCTTGAGAAGGCTGTGGCAACGGCTGCGAAGTTCCAACTCTTCGAGTTCAACGACGAGTTTACCCGTGCCAATTTCTTGGGTATTGTGGTTCCGTTCTTGCGGGATGTGGTGGCTCGTCGTGGAATCACCGAGTTCAAGGTGATCTGCGACGAAACGAACAATACAGCGGAAGTGATCGACCGCAATCAGTTTGTGGCAGACATCTATATCAAGCCAAATCGCTCGATCAACTTCATTCAGTTGAATTTCATTGCCACACGGTCTAATGCTCAGTTCAACGAAATCGGTCCATCAATCAACATCTAAAGCAGAGAGGTAAACACCAATGGCAGATTCGATTCAATCATTTCTTAGCGGGTTTAAAAATCCCGCAAAGACAAACCTCTATAAACTCACTATCTTTCCAGAGGGAGTGGCAAAAAGTCCTGAAGGAAACGCTTTCAACTTGAGAGCCAAAGGCTCCCAGTTGCCCACAAGCGACATCAATATTATTGAAATTCCATACAAAGGCCGTAAGGTAAAAGTACCAGGAGAGCGGACTTTTGCTGAATGGACTGTTACCGTCATGGAAACCGCAGAAATGGGTATGCGTAAAAGATTCGAAGAGTGGATTTCGGCAATGGACGCACCAGACACCATTACGAGAAACACCGACGCACTCTCTAGAATCCACTGCGATCTGTTACAACCAGACAATTCCACTATAGCAATGCGATATGTGCTATACGGGGCATTCCCCACAAGCATTGCTTCCGTAGACCTGACCTTTGATGAGCAGACAGCACCTCTAGAATACTCGGTGACATTCCAATACTCATATCACACAATAGAAAACTGATAATCAAGATATTTGAAAATCATCGTAAGAAAATGATAAATACTGGTGAAAGCCAGTATTTGTCTATTAGGAGGCAACCATGACCATTGCAAGCACGCTGTCCACAATCAAAGCAGGATTGGCCCGCACAAATCTATACTCTATAACCATACCAGAGGGATCAATAAGCCAACTGCTCCAAATACGAGGAAAAGGGACTCAACTCCCCGCATCAGATCTTGGCGTAATAGAGGTTCCCTATAGGGGCAGAAAACTGAAAGTTCCAGGTCAAAGAACTTTTGCGGAATGGACTGTTACCGTAATGGAAACCGAGGGAATGGAAGTCAGAGGAGTATTAGAGGCTTGGATAAATGCTCTTGATAATGCTGAAACCGGAGCAAGAGATCCAGCAAAAATGCGAGACATAACAGTACAACTTCTTAAAACAAATGGTGGTTCTTCTATAACTTACAATTTGTTTGGAGCATTTCCTACGAGCATTGCTTCTGTGGATCTTAGTTTTGATGAGCAAACAGCACCTCTAGAATACCAAGTTACCTTTAATTATTCCTATCATACTGTTACTGCCGGTGGAGGTGGCGGACAGCAGTCGGGGTCACAAGGACCACAAATACAAACCTCGGGCACAGGACTACAGTTCTTTGCTTGACCTAAATAAGTGAACAGCAGGAGAATATAATGCCTATTAATATCTTTGGATTTGAACTCGGCAAAAAGAAAATGCCGGAAACAATCAAGCAGATAGAGCCTACCGAAGAACCTCAAGTAAAGTCTTTCATCCCACCAGATATAGACGACGGTGCGTCGGTAATTGACTATATTGGTGGGTACGAGTTCGGTGTACAACTTATCAACTACGATGTGGCATATCGTAGTGATGCCGAACTAATAGCGAAATACCGCCAGATGGCCGAACATGCGGAAGTCCAAACGGCCATAGACGACATTGTGAATCAGGCCATTGTTCTAAACGAAAACACTGACCCCATAAGCATCAATCTGGACAAGGCAGACTTGGGTGCGGGCGTCAAAAAGAAAATACACGAAGAGTTTGACTACATCTGTCGAATGCTCCACTTTGACACCCGTGGATCTGATCTTTTTCGCCGTTGGTATGTGGACGGTCGCTTGTATGTTCAGATCCTTATGGACGAAAAACAACAGAAAAAGGGCATTGTTGACCTCCGTGTGATTGATCCGACAAAGATACAAAAAGTGCGTGACATTGAGCGTGAGGTAGGACAGAACCAGATAAAGTTTATCAAAAGCATCAAGGATTACTATGTGTACTCTGCGGACGACTTCATGGGGTTGGGTCGGGACACCATTAATTACCGATACGCTTCTCAGGGCATAATCATACCCAACGACTCCGTGGCCTTTGTCCATTCCGGATTCATAGACCAATCGTCTAAGAAGGTTTTGGGGTATTTGCACAAGGCAATCAAGCCTCTAAACCAGTTGCGGATGCTTGAGGATGCCGTGGTGATCTACCGTATCTCCCGTGCGCCCGAGCGCAGGGTGTTTTATATCGACGTTGGTTCGCTGCCCAAAAACAAAGCCGAACAATACATCCGTGAGATCATGCAGCGGTATCGTAATAAAATGGTTTATGACACCGCAACAGGTGAACTCCGTGACCAACGAAACCACATGTCCATGCTTGAAGACTTCTGGATGCCCCGTCGTGAAGGCGGCAAGGGTACGGAAATACAGACCCTCCCACCAGGCCAAAACTTGGGCGAGTTGCAGGACATTGAGTACTTCCAAAAGAAACTGTACATATCCCTACACATTCCACCCACACGGTTCAAGGAAGACACGGGATTCAATGTGGGCAAAGCCGCCGAGATCTCTCGTGACGAGGTGCGGTTCTCCAAGTTTGTGAACCGTCTACAGGCCAAGTTCTCGGAACTGTTCTTACAAATACTTCGGGTTCAACTCATATCCAAGAATATCCTGACCGAAGACGAGTGGAAGGATGTGGCCTACGACATATCGTTTGATTTCACCAGCGATTCGTACTTCTCTGAACTCAAGGTGAATGAAGTAATGCTCACCCGGCTCAATGCCCTGCGTGAAATAGAGCCGTACTTGGGCAGATTCTTCTCCAAGAAATGGGTAAAGAAGAATGTGCTACAAATGACGGAAGACGATATTGATGCCATGACTGCGGAAATAGAAAAAGAAGCAGAAGAGGCTCCGGCACAGGACCAGATGGGTATGGGCGGAGGAATGTCAGCACCTGAAGGCGGTATGCCACCTGAAGGCTCTCCACCGCCTACAGAGGCCACCGAGCCACCACCAGAAGAACCACCAGCCGAGGAGTCAGAGGGGGTAACAGCAAAAGAAATTCTTGAACCCCTTGGAGTGACCGTAGAAGACGAAGACGAGGATAGCCTGGGAGAACTTCCGGAACTAGACATGTATTCTGAAGAAGTCTTAAAAGAAGCACAAGACTATTTCGCAGAAAACGGATCAGAAGAAATTCCTAATAAAACTAAAAAAGTACCACAACACCTCATGGAATCTAAAACTTTCCGAGATGCCCTGGTTCGTAAGGCTTTTACCAAGATTTCTCGTCCATAAAACAGAAAATATATACATAAGATAGAA